CGGAACCTCTTCGATTTCGAGTTGTTCGGCTGTGTTCGCCATTATCTTGCTCCACCGACAATGATCCGTTTTGATCATTGTACTGAGTTTAGTTTATTCAGTCTACGAGTTAACTTATCGTCACTGTAACTGATCCAACTGCACTTGTTCCCACCGAACCCCGTACATAGGGTGAATTTATTACCGGAACCCTTAACGCCCCACCATGTTCAAAAACAGCCCCTGTTTCCAAGCCGCTGTCATCGGTCTGTAGATTAGTCAGCGTTATGCCCGTGGCCCGTGATTCTCCGGGGGTGTTAACTTGCTCCTGAAACACGGAAAAAGTCCGTGTTAATTGCGCCATATAATCCGGCGTATAAGCCTCCGGAGGGTTAGGAAATGGTAAAAAAGTTAAAGCTCTTGCCATTATTGTCTACCATCCGGCCTGATATCGACTCTGGGTGCGCCGAACCGCCACTGTGTTCCTTGGGCCGTGGACTCTACCCTGACTGCAAAGGACCTGCCCCGTAATCTCACAAAAAGCTGGTCTGTAAACTGTTCTACCGGTGAAGTTGCAGAGCGTGTCACGCCGCCTTCATCTGTTTGCAAGTAGTTTCCACCCGGAAAATTCCTTGCTTTCATCGTAAAATTAGCAGAGGGCGCGTCTGAAGTAGACCCCACAAACGTCAAATCCGGTAAAACCCGACGCATAAACACAAACTTATCACCATCGCCAATATCAATCTGACTGCTTTCGACATAAGACGTAATTGACGACACAGGGTTTGTGCTGCCGTCATCGTTACCCACTTCCTGCAAATACAAAAATCCTTCCGAAGCAGCGGTAGGATCGTCGTCTATACCCTTATCAACCCACGCGGTGCGCGATAAAGTACCGTAGTACCACGTCTTTTCGAGGTAGTTATACACCACATACCGATCATTTTCGTCGCTGTCGGCAGAAGGATAAAACCACCAAATTTCAGAAAAAGCACTGTTTGACCCTGCAATTACTTTTTCCCGTTGTTGGTCATTAAAATCATTAAAAACATAACTTTTGACAGTACAGGGCAGTTTTTGCGTTTGCCCGGTATAGACATAAAAGTCGCCCTGACCCATCCAAAACACGTTGTCATCAACAGCCGTCACGGACAAAGGCCCCGCTATCGTCGTATTTTCACCCACTTGTTGAATACCGAACGTAAACGGAGGACCTATAAACTGTAGCGCGTGAACGCCAACATCTGTAATTACAACGATCTGTTGTTTGGTTTCAACGGCTTTTACAATCTTGGTTCCAGAGCCTATCCGTAAATCACCGGCTGAATTGGTAACTTCAGACTTCCAAGTTGTCAGGCTTGCAGAAGAAGAAAAACGTATTAGCAGCGGATCTTGTGTGCCAATACTGGTTTCGGCATCACAACCAAATGCCAGTATATGCTTGTCATTATCAGAAACTAATATTTGTTTTGCTACAGTGGGTGTTTCAGTATCCGCTCCTGCAAGATCCTTTAAAGCTACGGCTCTTGCAGAAGTGCCACCACTTTCATCCCAATAAAAAATACCGGCATCTCTGGCGTTAAATAACAGGTCTTCACCAAAATTATCGTGTTCCCAGATACGAATAGAATTACCTGCGATGGCAAGACTAGCTGACGATCCCCACGTGCTACGGCCCCATGCTCCTGCGCCCCAACCTGTGCCAAGGACCGTGGTGTTCAATCCAATGTTGACTTGGTAAGCACCAACAATACTGCCGCCGCCATTTCCAGTATCTGAGCCGTTTGCTTCAACAGCGGTTGGAACGAGTGCCCCTGCGACTGTAATGTCTGGGATTGTTGTACTAGCAGTACGTGCCGTAAAAGTATAAGAGTTTACGTTGACGATGGTGTCGATCTGATATTCTTGATTCAACACATTGGCGGTTATAGTGCCGCCTAAAGAAGCCGCCCCAGAAAAAGTAACAAAGTCCCCTTTGATTGCACCGTGATCCGCGTCTGTTGCTGTAATGGTAGAGGAGCCGTTGGTCGCGGCGAACGTGACATCCCCCGCGCTTGTAGTAACACGCAAAGGCGTAATGTCTGCGTAAGCCCCGCCAGATTCTAAAAAATATTTTAAATTAGTGCCAAGCCCCCGGTAGCGTTCACCATCGAGCGCGGCAAAAGGATGTATACTTCTTGCGGTGCCTAAAAATGAAATAATAGAAAGTTTTTGCCAGCCGCCTATTTTTTCCGGCGTACCAAATCGGAACCTGACTTTATCACAGTCAAACCAACCCCCTTCGTTTGCGTAGGAAGTTGTTTCTCTATTAACACCCGGTCTAAACTCTAATTTTGTTAAAGGCATAATTCACCTTGTTAGGCCGCTGGGGGTCAGGTTTGAATATCATAGCAATTAAAAATTACTTGAGATAACTGACTGTTAGAACAAGGGTGACCATGAAGGGGTAGAGCGCGTAAACCGCCATTTCAACACGAGTCACTCTGTCACTGGCAATCTTAAACTGCTCTTTAAAACCTTCATAACGAAGGGCGCACTCGGTTTCATGTTTTTGTAAATCAGTTTTCATAAAAACTACCCTACTTACAGTTAACTTCTATGCTAGCTTCCGAGCGTTGGCTTGGTATCTGGGAAATCATCTGTTGAAGGCCAATCTCTGAGTGCTGTTCTATACGCTGCAATCTCAGTTTTTTGCGGATGGTCTGTCAGCACAGACAAAGAGTCAGTTCTTGCTAACTCACTATCCCGCCACTGCCTAGCCTCTTGTTCTTTTTCCGCAGCAATTTCTGAATCAGTGGGAACATAGGTTACATCCTCACAAGTGTGGTCAGGGTAGGTCGCTTGCGCCCAAGCAAGATCAGCAATAATGTTATTGCTTACGCCATCTTTTGTAATTTTAATAGTTGCCATTTATCCCATCCTTATTGGAAAAATCATTACTAATCCAGAACCGCCACAACCACTAAACCCATAATTTGTGCCGTTAGAATTCATTCCTGCTCCACCTCCAGCTCCAACACCGCCAGCCATAGCGTAAACATTTCCACCACTTTTGTTTCCTTTGAAACCCGCTCCACCGCAAAAAGGCCCAGCTATAGCGTAAACTTCCTGATTCGCCGTTGTTTCACCCTTGAACATGTTTGATAAGGTCAAATCATGCCCCTTGTTTTTATCGGTTGAGTCTAGGCCGTTTCCATGGAGAATTAAGTTTGAGAAAAAACTTATTGAAACTGCAGCATCTTTGTATCCAGAAACACCCGTTGTCAGATAGTCACGATTATAATTCGTTTCATATGACCAGCCGACAGGTGTTCCGCCTCTGGCATATCTACTTTGCTCCCCCTCGCCATGACAGTTAGAGCCATACAAATTAACACCGCCTCCTGCACTAACTTTAGCAGCAGCGCTAGTGTTTGCACCACCACCACCTCCGGTATTATTCATCAGGCTGCCTCCTGAAGCAGTACCGCCTCCAGTGGTGACGTCTTGGGCGCTAGTACTAACACCACCAGCAGCACCCCCATTTGTAGTCATCGTTGTAATCCCTGTCCCTGAAAGTTCTGAATTACCACCAGCATCTCCAGCTACGGAATTACCCGAATTTACATCATCACCGCCACTTCCAATTGTTACTGTATAGTCTTGAGCAGCTAATGTAAGCCTTGAAACAGCGCATCCTCCTGCTGCTCCACCTCTGGCGTTAGTAGTAGAATCTAGGTGGCCCCCGACTGCTCCACCACTTCCTCCCGCACCAATGACATAAACTATCGCTTCCATAGCCACAGGACACGCCCATGTTTGACTTTTTTGAAAAATAATTGATGGATAAGCACCCTGTTCATTGTTTGTTCCTAAAACTGCCATACTATTTCTCCGTTAAATCTCAAACCAGCCAATTGTATCGTCCACATAAACCAACTGGACTGAATTTCCTTGGGGGACTGTGCCATCCGCTGCAACACTGTTAATTTTCTGACTTCCATTCCTCCCAACTGTTACCAACGCTGCTCCTGCATTTGAAATTATCACAGTGTCGTTTGCAGAACCTGCTGGCAGAGTTATTGTGAAAGCCGTACTCGCGTGGTTGCACACAAGTTGATCACCAGAACTTGCTGTGTAGTTAGTTGTCTTGATTGCCCAAGCAGTGTACGCCCCGCCAGATGTAACCCAGTCCAAAACCCCACTGCCATTTGTGCTTAAAACCTGATCCGCATCGCCGTCATCCGCAGGAAAAGTCAGGGTCACATTGCTTGCAACTGTTGCAGGAGCCTGTAGAGCGATATATTGCCCACCACTACTGTCCTGTAAGCGCAAATCGCCTTGGGCTAAAATATTTACATTTCCGTGAAAGTTTGCATCGGTTCCCCCGGTGGGGATTGCAATTACATCCCCATCTGCATCGTTTTTGATGGTGACATCGTTGGTAGCCCCCTGACCGGTCAGTATCAAGCCTTCAGCAGCGGTATAACCCATTGCCGCATTGTCGTCTGCTGCGGTATCGCCATCTGCATTTACCGTTGCCGCTGTAACATCTCCGACAATATCTACATTTGTTGTGCCGGTAGGAATTGTTAAAACCGCGCCGTCAGCGTCATTCTTTAAAGTAACGTCTGAGGTAGCCCCCTGACCGGTCAGTATGGCCCCTTCAGCAGCGGTATAACCCATTGCCGCATTGTCGTCTGCTGCGGTATCGCCTGTAGCCTCTACGGTTGAACCGGTTATAACACCTGAAGCAGTTAAGGCCGCAACCGTGGTTGTGCCAGTAAGGTCCAAATCTACGGTTGCCTCAACAACAGCCCCGCCACTACCTGCGCCATCCAAATAAACAATTTTTACGCCGCCATTTGGTATATTGACCGTCGCACCGTCCCCTTGTTTTATAGTAATAACCTGAGAACCGGTGGTAGCATTTTCAATAATCATTACACGAGACACGGTGTTCGGGGCGATGGTTAAAACCCGTGTAGTCGATAAAGTGGCTCCAGACGTTACTTTGTAATAAAAAGAACGTGCTGGATCAGTAGAACCGTCAGCAACCGTAGTGGTTGCATTTGCGTCAGACCCAAAAGCAGCTTCTGTTCCGTAGCTTAAAGACTCTCCGATAAGTTCTAAATTCACATTTGTAGTGGTGCCCCAAGTTCCTGAACCTTCGCCAGTAGCAAGCTCAGTCAACCTCAAATCATTTACATAAGTAGCCATAATTCATGCCTCTCCTTCACTAAGGCGTTGCAACAATCTCTGTCCAAGTCACTGTTGCGTCCGGTATAATTCTACCCCAAACCAAAACTTGATTGGTAGCTCCTGTTGCTTGCACTCCTGTCACACTAACAGAAATTCCTGTCCCGTCTATTACCGTAACGCCATTAAGCAAGGCAGACGCAGCTATCCCTGTTAGTGTAACACTGTCGTTTAATAATACAGTGACCGCACTTAACGCACCGGTAGCTCCCGGTACTGCTGTATCTCCGCCCCAAGTGCCTGAATTCCATGTTGTATTAGAGGAATTCCAGCCACTAAAAGCAACACTTGCGTCGGCCACTAGGCGATCCTAATTATCGCGTTACTCGCATCCGCAGTTGGAAAGACAATTACGAAATCACCGCTTGAAGACTCTTTATCAGAACCAAAATCTAAAACCAAAACAGTTGGGTCTCCAGAAGCTGAATCATTGAATATCAAGGCTCCACGAGCCGTAATGGTGCTGCTTCCGAAAGTGACATCTGCAAAATCTGTCAAAGCTGTTGTGCTTGAGGTTGTTGGGGTAACGTTTGTCAACGTCGCACCTTTTGCCGTATACCCGGTGCCACTAACCTCATTTCCAGTGGTATATGCTGTTGTTGCGGCTGTAAAAGTTGCACTATTCGTATACAACGCAATTTTAAACGTGTTCCCGCTGGTATTAGTAAAGTTGTGCGTACCAGTAAGGAGTTCCTTCTTAAAACTGGTACACATAAAATTTCCGTCAAATGCCATTATATTCTCCTCAACGCTTCCGCTAATTTAGGTTGTCCCGCATCACGCAACATGTTGTAAACATTTGTTCTGTCGCTTTTAACTGCTTCTTTTAAATAAAAAGAAATCAGAACCAACATTTGCTCTTTGTAAGCCAAAGCCTGTGCTTTAATAACCTCCGGTGCGGTGTCTGATACAGATATAATGTGCTTTACACATCTTTCCGCTATTTCTTCGGGGGTAGAACCACGGTTTTGCGTTGTAGTAACTGTAATCCCAAAATCAGTTGGAGTGCTTGCGCTATCTGTCCACATTATGTTTTTTGCCTCGTTACAAGTCCTGTTCTATAAGCATCTGTAACTTCTTTTGCTTCACCAAACATTTTCAAAGCCGTTAAAGCTTGCAAAAACTTTTTGTCATACTCTTGCATCAAATCTTTTTCGCCTTTCATATAAGTATAACATTCAATTAAAGACCCATAAAGTAAGGTAACTTCAGCATTTTCACTAAGCCAAGTTGTTCCAGAATCTGCTCCCGCAGTTAAACTGGCGGGTCTGTAGTAATAATGTAGCTCCGATTCATAATTTGCGGATGCCGTAGGCGCTAAAATAAGGTTTTCAATGTCAAACAATGCGTAATATCTAGGAACCCCGGTTGTTGCGGGGTTCGGGTTAAAGGATTGTAAAAA